GTGCAGCTTCTCGCACCGGCTGGTGAGATTATCGGGTTTAAAATAACAATCAAGAAGACATAAAAGAATGTTACTTCCTATTGCAGGTGCTCTTTTAGGCGGCATCGAAGGTTATCGTCGTAGCGGTGGCGATATTGGTGCAGCAGCCCTTGGCGCTGGTCTTGGAGCTGCTACTCCCGTCGGTTTTCGAATGGCCGGGACCGCTCTTGGCGGATTAGGCGCAGGTGCGCTCAGTAAGACCGCACTTGGTGGGCTGCTTCAAAGGCAGGCCGCGCAAACCGGAACCTCTCTCCTCACTCAAATCCCAGGTGCTGCAGGGGCAGCGGCTGCTGGATTGGGCTTGATGGCCGCACCTGCTTTAGCAGGCAAACTTGCATCCGGTGCTGCAGGTCCCGCACGTTCTGCAGCTGGTGGTGCCGCTGGTTTAACCATCCCCGCTATGCAACCTGGGCAAGCAACTTATGACGCAGGTTCCGCTGTTCCTGGTGGGCTGCCTGTCGGTGCGTCCCCTTATGGGACTGTTGATATCGTCAATCCCGCAGGTGCATTTGGTGCTGGCCGTACTGCGCAACTCCTGGAAGGAGACGTTCAACTGGCCAACATGCGCAAGCTGATGCCCGAACTGTTCAAGGCGTCCGAGGCACGTTCCAAAACTGAATTCCAACGCCAGATGGCTGCCGCTGGTATCCGCCAGAATATTCTGACCGCTGCCAACATGCTTGAGCGTAGTCAACAGGCTGCCCAGCAGATGGGCCTGAATGCTGCATCGCAGGCTGGCGCTGCTTTAACCCAACAGTATCAATACAGCTGATATGAACGCCTCTATTTGGAGTGGTCCTGATTCGCCGTTTTTCCAACCAATCCAGGGATTTCCGGTAGGCACTCCTTTTAGAGCGCCATTACCGGAATACGGTAAGGGCAAAGTTTCAAAAGAATTTAAAGAGCCGTTACCTACCACTGATTTCTCTGCAATTCCATACCCTATGGTTGGGCTTGATTTTCAGAGTGGTAAACGGGATCAAGATTTACTATCCGGAATCGATTCTGCCCTTCCTTCACTGAGTCCGCGTGCTCAGGAATACTATGATTTTTACACCGCTACCTCGCCGCTACGTCTTGCCGAGCAAGAACAGCAGGCTAGATTATCTTCTCGTTTAACTCGAGAGCAGCTTGCCAGTCTTTATCCTTATCTGAGTGCAGCGGGAGCAGAATCAACCGCTCGTAATCTTGCTGCCAGCAAAGAGTTTGGTGTATTCAAAGAGCAACTTCCTAGTTCAGTACAAAACATCATGGCCTCAAAGCAGGCACAGGTGTCTTCTGCCGCAAATGCGGAAGCTGCGCGTCAACAAGCTACGGCGCTCCAACAACAGGCAGCCAAACAGTTTGCCGGTAGTTTCGCTGGTAAGTACATCCAAGCGGCTTGACATTGATACTGTTGTTAAACTGACAGAAGCGAGACACTAATTATGGGCTCCAGAAGGGCACCTTCCCCGAAGATTGAATATGCGCCGGCTCCGCCACCACCAGCGCCACCGACTCCTGTCCCCACGCAGTCGCTCCAAACTCAGACTGCATTGAATGAGGTCAGCGGTGCTCAACAACGACTCAATATGGAGCTCGGTGCGCAGCTGGACCGCACGAACGCAGAATTCTTCACTGGCCAGGACATCCGTAAAACCCAGGCGATTGGTGCCGAAGAGCGTCTACGCTTAGGTAAAGCAGGTGAAGAAGAACGTGCTAGTACAGTCACTGGCGGCGAACAGGAGCGCCTAGGAATTGCTGCTACTGGTACCGAGTATCGTGCTGGCCTGGAAACAGCCGGTAAGGAAACTCGTCTCACTGACTTGCAACAAGAGATGTTTAGGCGCTATAAAGAGAACAGAGATTACGAGCAGGCGCAGAGCCAGTACCGAACATGACGGAATGGATTCGAGGTTTAACCGACAAAGACCGCGAATCCTTCTTAGCATTCTGTAAAAGAGCCAGCTCTCCTATTCAAATGTACCTGTATGCCCGTTTTCTAGGGTTTACAGGCAGCATCGTGGATTGCGATGAGTGGTCGCGAAAAGAATATAAAAAAAGAGACTTTAATGGACTCCTTGAGATGGAGATTGACTCCATGCAGCAGGATATCGCCAAGCTGCGCGACGCAATTGATATGGGGATGGTCAAACAAGACATGGGGACATCTCGTATTGCCATGCTACAAAAAGAATTACGCGGAGCAATTAAGCAGCTGAACGACGAGAAAATCCTGATGGATAAACAAGGTTTGATCCTCGCTGGCGCAGACCGGGCGCTGCGGGAGATGTTATCTATCTTCCGAGATGATCCCATCGAAGGCCCTTTGCAGGAAGCTTCGATGGGCGTCTGGACTAAGATCCTTCAGGAAGAATCTTAAAAAGCAGTACGCTATGCTACGGGCATAGTGATGAACTGTAAGTGTGGCGGGCACCAGTATCTATTCTGTTTATCGTCGTACAGCTCGTGCTGCTGCGCAGAAGCGTGTCGTAAAGCAAACGACTACGGTTGATATAGAGAGAGCGCGGACAGATTTTGCTTATTTTTGTGATGTAGTTGGTGATAAGCCTCCAGCGCGACATCACCTGGAGTGGCACAAACATCTTTGCACTGAACAAGATTCTGTCTGCTTAAAAGGCATCGCCGGACCCAATATCGATATTCTCGCTCCTAGGGGTAGTGCTAAATCTTCGGTCTTAGGCTTGTTTACCGCTTGGACGATTGGCGTCCACGCGCTTCACAAGATGCCCTTGAAAATTCTTTATATCTCTTATACCATCGACGTTGCGCGACCGAAAAGTGCCGCAATTAAACGAATCATCGAAGAAAGTAAAACGTATGGCGAAATTTTCCCGATGGTGAAGATTGCCAAGGGAATCAATTCAAATGAATACTGGAGTATTGATTGGAAGTTCGCCGGAATCAAGTCCACTGGTGAGGAAGAGTTTACTGTTTGTTGCGCAGGTCTAAAGGGTGCTGTGACCTCGAAACGTTCTCATCTTTGTATCATCGACGACATTTGCAAATCTGCCGATGAAATTAAAAATAGAGATATTCGAGCGGCAATGGAAGATAACTGGAACTCAGTTATTGTTCCCACCATGTTTGAAGGTGGTCGGGCAATTTGCCTGGGTACGCGATTCCGCCATGACGATATGCACGGTACCACCTTCATTCCTGCTAATGATTGGGTTCAGCTGGTTCAATCTGCGATTATTCCTGATGAGGAAGGTGATGAAGTTTCTTATTGGCCTGAGATGTGGTCTTTGGAATACTTACAAGATCGCCGACGCATGGCCCCAATTGCGTTCAGCTTCCAGTATCAAAACCAGATCGTACAAACTAGTGAACTTTCACTGTCTCCTGACTTAATTGTGAAAGGGACTATCGCCACGCAATTTGATTCCCTTGGGGTTGGAGTTGATTTATCTGCTGGCGTTAGAGAACAAAACGACTATACGGTTTTTGTCATGGGTGGTCGTGTCGGAGACAAGATACACATTGTCGACTGTAAACGGATTCGAATCATGGGTAACCTCGAGAAATTAGAGGCTCTCATGGAGATGATGGAGGAGTGGGGTGTTGTTCACAAGGACAACGGACGGTATTTCCCCACTGGCAGTAATGTGGATATTTGGTCGGAGGCTGTGGCCTATCAGGCTTCCTTGGAAGCAGATTTCAAGCGGATCTGTTTAGGTGATCATGGTCTGTACAACTTGAACTGGCACGCCATCAAGGGTTTCCGTGGTGACAAGGTTGCTCGTTTCCGAGGTATTATGGGTTTGTTTGAGCAGCGAAAAATCATCTTTAATAAATTTCGTCGTTTCGGACCACTCACTGATGAGATCGTTAACTTCGGTGTAAGTTCACACGACGATTGTGTCGACGCTCTCGTCTGGCTCTGCAACGGCCTCATGACCCGTGGGAAGCTGGAACTGGAATTTTAAATTTAGAAGTGAATAGGGATAAAGTATTTTGGACCTAAACTAGGAGAAGCCTTTTCCAATGTCCACCAGCTACTACACCATCGAGCTCGAGCAAGATGCTTACGGCTCTGCTGTTATTCCCCTACCCGACGAGCTGTGTCACGACATGGCGCTTCAACCTAACGAGCGGTTTGATGTCGAAGTGGAGGACGATACAATTACACTCAAACGTATTGCCGCTGGCTACGATATTGAAGAATAATCTTGAGATCAATCACCCATGAGCGATAGTCCCAAATCCACTCTAGATTCTATCCTCAAGGCGGTCATCACTCGTGATGGTACTGGTCCAGCCGATACCATGCTTGTCAACGCGCATCTTTCTCAGATGCGTATGTTTGGCATCCGCCAAGGTGTTGAGTTCTATCCAGAGCAAGATAATTTCGGTACGCAGCGTTTTGATTTTATTCAACAAGTCATTAAGTTCAACAAGCTTGATGCACGTTTAGATTCCATTTGGGATCGATTTCTGACGTACGGGAAGGGCCTCTTTTATATCCGACCTACTAAAAAGACATACCGTCTTTACTGGTTCGACAAAGATTCTTATCGAACTTACTACTCTCCTGATGGTGAGTTAGAAGAAGTCATCATCATTTATCCCTATAAGGTTAAATCCAGTAAGGGTTTTCAGGGTGTTGGACTAAGTACAGATAAACGGTATATGCGTCTTCGCATTACTGCAACTGAGATCGAAGAGTTTCACAGTGAACAAGAGATCTCTTTCGATATGCCTTCCTTGGAGTATGGCATCTTCGACAAGAAAACCGTGGTTAACTCCATGGAGTTCATTCCTTGCGTCGAAGTTTTTAACAATCCTGACGCCTTTGGTACTGACGGCAGCGGTGAGTTTGAGTGGCTTGCGAATCAGATCATCGCCCACGATGAGATGGTTAAAAACATTCGCGCAAACCTCTCATTCTTCGGTAATCCGACGTTACTTTCTTCTCGTCCAAAACAGGACATCGTTGAGAGCGCTGACACTGATCCTGCACAGCGGCCCAGCATTTCGAGTCAATCTGGATTCCAATCAGATTTCTTCCTGTCCAGCTCTACTTACAAGCAGGACAACGTAACTAGACAGCAGCCTGGCTATATCGGGAGGCCGGGTTCTGGCATGCGCGTGCCTAGGGTTATCGCAAACTTGGAGCCAACTGATCGTGTCGGCTTCATTACGCCGAATGCTGTCAGTACAGATCAATCTCGTTACTCGGAACAGCTTCGTAGTGAGATCCGATTAGCGTTAGGTGGTATTGATGATCTGAGCATTACGAACGTCACGGCAACTGAGATCAAGTCTGCCTACGGTCGCGTCAGTGCCACAGCCAAGAAGAAGTGTTTAATGCTGTACACGTATGGCATCTGCAAGTGTCTTGAATTAATGATTTTCCAGGAAGAGCAGATCTTCCGGAAGTCACTTGCTTACGCTTCGGGAATTAAATACCCAACGCCGCCAGAAGACCCACAGGATGAAGCGGCTCAACAGAAGTACGAGAAACAGAAAGCTACTTACGAGAAGAAATTACAAAAGGCGATTGATCAAGCAATTGAAACAAAAGAAGTCCCTGACGGTGTTCTTGGACTTGCTCCAGACGGTGATCGAACAATCGCCTGGCGCTGGATGGGTCCTGTGTATGAAGATACTGCACAGGATAAATTAAACCAGTCTATCTTTACCCGAAACCTACAGGAATTAGGGGTTGATAGCATTGAAGCACTGAAGTATTTATTCCCTTCAAAAACGGATGACGAAATCGCGGGCATGCTCTCCGGTTTCCCATTCCGAATGGTAGGGGAAGTACAGAGGGCCTACTCCGCATTTATTGATCTCGTCAATCAAGAAATGCGGACTCCACATCCGCAGCAACCGAATTTACCGATGGCTGCGGATCCGAGACTTGATCTCACTCCCTTCCTTTACCGAACACTCGAAAGCCTACAAAAAGAGGTAACCTATGCAGGCCGATACCGCAATGCCGACCCAATCGGCACCCCAAGTATCCCCGACCCAGCCGATCAGCTACGGGGCTCCGGTGGCGCAGACGGCGGCACAAGCTC